GTATGACTTTTATATAAAAACTTTACGTTGGTTCACAGTCTTTGTGCTCCAAAAAATTTTGCAACAAAAAATAATATGAAAAACAATGAACTAGAGCACATTCCCCAAGAGTTATTGGTCGAACATCTCGAATTATCGGAACGATTGGCGGAACTCCAGAAAAAGGAAACCATACAGACAAACTTTCTTCCATTCGTAAAAGCGATGTGGTCAGATTTCATAGAAGGCGAGCACCACCGCATAATGGCAAGAGCCTTTGACCGAATAGCTTCGGGCGAACTAAAAAGGTTAATCGTCAACATGCCACCACGTCATACTAAATCAGAATTCGCCTCCTACATGTTCCCAGCATATCTGGTCGGTAAGAATCCAGGACTCAAGATAATACAAGCAACTCACACGGCAGACTTAGCTGTTCGTTTTGGTAGAAAAATACGTGATCTCATCGATACAGACCAATATAGAGAAATATTCCCGAACGTTGAGCTCAATCCTGAGAGTAAAGCAGCAGGAAGATGGGAGACAAGAACTAAAGATGGTAAAATGAACGGCGAATATTTTGCGTCAGGTGTCGGTGGTGCACTAGCTGGTAGGGGTGCGGACTTATTTATTATTGACGACCCACATTCTGAGCAAGATGCCATGAGTGCAAATGCTCTTGACGATGCGTACGAATGGTACATGACTGGACCAAGACAGAGATTACAGCCAGGAGGTGCCATAGTAATGGTTATGACTCGTTGGTCTAAAAAAGACTTGACTGGTCGTGTTGTGAAAAAGATGATGGAATCTGACGATGCCGATCAGTGGGAGATTATTGAACTCCCTGCTATTCTGCCTTCAGGTAAATCTTTATGGGAAGGGTATTGGCCACTTCCTGAGTTAGAAAAAATCAGAGCCTCTATCTCACCGTCGAAATGGGCAGCTGAATATATGCAAAATCCTACTGGGGAAGGTGCGTCAATTATCAATAGAGATTGGTTCAAGATCTGGGATCGAGAGTCTCCGCCACACGTGGACTATATTATTCAATCTTACGACACGGCTTTCTTAAAAAGTGAAAGAGCCGACTACTCAGCTATAACAACTTGGGGAGTCTTTTATCCTGAAGGAACTATCGATGGGGAAAACTATGCAGGTAACGAAGCACATATTGTGTTATTGGATTCAGTTCGCGAAAGGCTTTCTTTCCCTGAACTAAAGGAAAAAGCTCTAGAACAATACAAAGCGTGGGATCCTGAGTCGGTAATTATAGAAGGTAAAGCATCGGGCATGCCTCTGACGCAAGAACTCCGTGCTCTTGGCATACCTGTACAAAACTTTACACCGAGCCGAGGGCAAGACAAAGTTGCTAGATTAAATGCGTGTACTCCTCTGTTCAGTGGTGGGTACGTGTGGGTGCCAGAAACTAACTGGGCAGAACAATTAATGGACGAAGTGTCGGACTTTCCTTACGGAGAACACGACGATTTAGTTGATAGTACAACACAAGCATTGATGAGATTTAGACAAGGTGGCTTCGTAAAACTCGGAACTGACTATGAGGAAGAGCCAGTGTATCGAAGGAAACGAGTTTACTATTGAGCACTTTTTAAAGTATGATTCAAATCATAACAATTCGACAAACGTAATATGGCTGTAGAAAAATCAACATTGTCACCTGTTTTATCCGAAGAACTAGAAATAGAACTTCCTCTAGAAAAACAGGAAATTTTACCTGAGAACATAATTATTGAAGGTGAGGAAGAAGAATCTACTATAGCCATAGTCCCAGACCCAATAGAAGACTTTAACCAAAACCTAGCAGAAATTATAAACGAAGATGACTTACGTTCTCTTTGTATGGAACTTAGTTCAGATTTTGACGAAGACGAAGAGTCAAGAAGAGAATGGTTAGAAACATTTACAAATGGTCTAGACTTACTCGGTATAAAAACTGAAGACAGAACTGAACCCTTCCCAGGTGCCAGTGGTGTACATCACCCACTACTTTCTGAGTCTGTAGCACAGTTCCAAGCACAAGCGTACAAAGAACTCTTGCCTGCTGATGGACCTGTTAAAACACAAGTGTTGGGTAATGCCGATGCGTCAAAAGAACAACAAGCACAAAGAGTCAAAGAGTTTATGAACTATCAGATAACATACAACATGGAAGAGTTCGACCCAGAACTAGACCAGTTGTTGTTTTATCTCCCACTTTCTGGTTCTGCTTTCAAAAAAGTTTTTTATGATCCTGCCAAAGCAAGAGCAGTAAGCAACTTTATAATGGCTGAAGACTTTATTGTCTCATATTCGACGACAGACTTACTTGATTGCCCTAGAGCAACACATGTCATACAGATGACAGAAAACCATATCCGTAAGATGCAGCAAGCTGGTTTATACAGAGATGTAGAGATTGGTGAGCCTTCTCAAGACGAAGAAAGTCTCTCTGGTGTTAAAACAAAGATAGACGATATAACTGGAGTCAGTAAACCTTCAGTTGCTGAGACATATACAGTGCTCGAAATGCATGTAGACCTTGATTTAGAAGGTTTTGAAGACTCAGAAGACGGTGATGAGACGGGAATCGCCTTACCATATATCGTAACGATGGTAAAAGAGAGCAATCAGATTCTTGCAATACGAAGAAACTTTTCACCAGACGATCCTTTGAAGAAGAAAATAGAGTACTTTGTTCACTATAAATTCCTTCCAGGACTAGGTTTTTATGGTTTTGGACTTATACACATGATTGGTGGTCTAAGTAAATCAGCAACATCTATACTAAGACAACTTGTAGATGCAGGCACGTTAAGTAACTTACCTGCTGGATTTAAGGCAAGAGGAATGCGAATCAGGGATGATGATAATCCTATAGAGCCAGGAGAGTGGCGAGATGTAGATGTGCCAGGTGGCACTATAAGAGATGCTTTGATGCCACTACCTTATAAAGAACCAAGTGGTGTATTAGCACAACTTTTAGGTGTGATCGTAGAAGGTGGTCAACGTTTTGCAAACATAGCAGACATGAAGATAGGGGATATGGGTCAAGAAGCACCTGTTGGTACAACTATCGCTATGCTAGAACGTGGTAGCAAAATTATGTCGGCGATACATAAACGTCTACACTATGCTCAAAAAGTAGAATTCAAACTACTCGCTAGAGTTTTTGCTGAATCTTTACCACCTGAGTATCCTTACGATGTAGTTGGTGGCTCACGTACAATATATGCTAGAGATTTTGATGGGCAAGTAGATGTTCTTCCTGTAAGCGATCCTAACATTTTTAGCATGAGCCAACGTGTAGTGTTAGCACAAACACAACTACAATTAGCACAAAGTGCACCTCAATTACACAACCTAAGGGAAGCATATTTTAAAATGTATACTGCGTTAGGTGTACAAAACATAGACGAGATACTAGAACCACCAGAAGATATGTCACCGAAAGATCCAGTGCAAGAAAACCAAGACGCACTTATGGGTGTTCCTTTAAAAGCATTTTTAGAACAAAATCATGATGCTCACATAGCAGCTCATATGGCATTTATGCAGAATCCTATGGTGCAACAGAATCCTGCTGCCATACAAGCATTACAGGCACACATACAAGAACATCAAGCAATGAAGTACAGACTACAGGTACAGCAGATACTGGCTGAGCAAGGTATGGAACTTCCACCAGAAGGGCAACCAGTGCCTATGGAAGTACAAAACCAGATAGCCATGTTGGCAGCACAAGCTACTCAGCAAATAACTGGACAAGAACAAGCCTTGATAGAAGCACAGCAAATAGCACAACAGCAACCACAAATGGACTTAGCTAACAAACAGCTTGAACTACAAGGTATGGAAATACAAAGAAAAGCACAAGCAGATCAGTTACGTGCTCAAACAGAACTTACTAAAGCAGAAATGGATGCGCAAACTGCTTTAGCAAAGGCAGAGAAAAATGAAGACATTGCTCAGCAAAGAATTGCAGCTTCCCGTGAGAAAGATGCGATGGAAGCTGAACTCAAGTCTCAGAAATCTTATGGTGAAATATTAAAACAAGTAAAAGACGCAGAGGAGAATAGTGAGTAATGGCTAAAAAACGAGGGTTGTACGACAATATAAATGCAAAAAGGAATCGAATCAAAGCTGGTTCTGGTGAAAAAATGAGAAGTCCTGGTGACAAAGGTGCACCAAGTGCTCAAGATTTCAAAGACGCAGCAAAAACTGCCAAGAAAAAAGACGGAGGTCTTTATAAGATGGCTGAGGGTGGCATGTACAAAATGGCTGGCGGAGGAATGCCAGGTGGTACGATGCTTAAAATGAAAGACGGAGGTTTAGCTGTACAAAGTAAAGGCTGTGGTGCAGTGGACAACACACGTAGAAAACCAACAAAATTACGATAGGAGAAAAATATGCCAATGAAGGAATACTCAAAAAAGCAGAAGAAGATTGCTAAAGTCGCAGAACCAAGAGATAAAATCGACGGAGCAGATTTCAAAAAACTTAGAGGAATGAAAAAGGGTGGGATGTATAACTACAGTGAAGGTGGTCTACACACTCATAAGAAAGTTGTAAAAACAAGAGGCACTGGTGCTGCCACAAAAGGTTTAAATTTCCATAGTTCTGATTAATGGACTATATAAAGGTTGTCGAGTACCTACTCAAAAAGTACAGAGAACGCTGTGCTGCTTTAGAAGAAACACTCGCATCGGGAGGTGTTGCCAGTTTTGAGCAATACCAACGCGTCGTCGGAGAGATATCAGGTCTTCGCTCTGCCGAACAAGAAATAATTGACCTGCGTAAAAATATGGAGAAAGAAGTAGATGACTAAAGAAGTCGTACCAGATGTTGTAATGAACTTTGACAAAGCACCTGCACCTATAGTTGAAGAGGTGGTAGAGGAAAAATCAGTTGAAGAAATTACTTCACAAACAGAAATATTACCACAACCAACAGGATACAGAGTATTGATACTACCGAGAGGCAGATCAGCTGTAACTGATGGTGGTATTCAATTAGTTTCTGAAACTATTGAAAGAGACACAGTATCCTCAGTTGTAGGATATGTTATTTCTCTTGGTCCAGATGCATATAAGGATCCTGTAAAGTTTCCTGAAGGTGCTTGGTGTAAAGAGGGAGAATGGGTGCTTTTCGGCAGATATGCTGGGGCTCGGTTTAAAATTGACGGAGGTGAACTTCGAATTTTAAACGATGATGAGATCTTAGCTAGAATACCAGATCCTGAAGCAGTAGATTATTAATAACCAACATGGAGGAAACCATGCAACAAGAAGAAAATCTTGCCATAGAAGAAACAGTAGAAGTAGAACTTCCTACTGAAGAAAAGAAAGAAGAAAGTATAGAAATCGTTGACACTCAAACTAAGGAAGAACAACCTGAGGAAGAGAATAAATCTGAACAAGAAGAGTATAGTGATTCTGTTCAGAAAAGAATCAACAAGTTAACCTATAAGCTCAGAGAAACAGAAAGACAAAATGAAGAGGCACTGTCATGGGCACAAAAAGTCCAAGAAGAAAATGCTAATCTAAAGAAAAAAGCTGAGTCAGCAAACACAGCAATGTTCTCTGAATATGACAACAGAATTAACACAGAACTAGACTCTGCGAAAGCAGAGTATAAAGATGCGTTTGATCGTGGTGACACAGAAGCTATTGTTACAGCAAACGAGAAACTTTCTCGTTTGTCGGTAGAAGCAGAAAGTCTACGTCGTGTTACTGAGCAAAGAAAAAGGGCTGCAGACAATCCTGAGGAAAAAGCACCAGAAATGCCACTTTCCGCAACACCAGCAGCAAACACTGCTCAACCAGCACCACCAGACCCAAGAGCACAAGAATGGGCACAAAAAAATGATTGGTTTGGTAAAAACCAAGGATTAACTTTTGCTGCATTCGGTGTACACAGGGAACTTATGGATGAAGGTTATGATGGTACAACTGACGAGTATTATGCAGAACTAGACAGTAGGCTTTCCAAATTTGGAATAAGCACCTATAATGAAGATCAAGAACAAGTTTCCGACTCTCCCGTGCAGAGAGTAGCGAGTCCTACAAGACAAGCAAGAAATAAAAATGCACGCAGTAAGACTGTAAAACTCACACAGAGTCAAGTAGCAATAGCGAAAAAACTAGGTGTGCCTCTTGAAGAGTATGCTAAATATGTTAAAACACAATAAGGAGTAAAAAATGACAGAAAAAGATACAAATAAACAAGTAGACGAATCTGTTGCTACGGATCGATCTCCTCGATCTGCACAAGCACGAGAAAAAGAAACTCGCAGAACACCATGGGCACCGCCCTCTGCACTAGATGCACCACCTGCACCTCCAGGTTTTAAGCATCGTTGGATTAGAGAATCTATACTTGGACAAGACGATAAGACTAATATGTCGAAACGTCTACGTGAAGGTTTTGAACCTGTACGTTCGGAAGAGTTCCCAGATTTTGAAGCACCAACGATACAAGATGGAGTACATGCTGGTGTGATCGGAGTAGGTGGGTTGATCCTGGCAAGAATACCTGAGGATACAGTTTTAGAACGGAAAGAGTATTTTGATGCTCAAACCGCAGACGCTATGCGTGCTGTTGATACAGATTTAATGAGAGAAAGCGACCCAAGTATGCCTATTAGTAGACCTAGTAGAAATACAAAAGTTACTTTCGGAAAAGGATCTTAGGTAACACTAAGAATTTTAACAACATATTTTATAAGGTAAAACAATATGGCAAATGTAAATGATCCAGATGGTTTTACTCCCGCATATCATATGTCTGGTGGTACAATCAGACCTGCAGAGTTTGCGATAGCAAGTGCTACGAACGCTTCGATTTTTTCGGGCGACGTGGTTAATCTCTCAAGTGGTTTGGTTATACAGGGTACTGCAACAGGTACTCCATTGGGCGTATTTTACGGAGTAGAATACACAGCAACTTCAGGTGAAATCATCTTTTCTAAGGTGTGGACAGCTGATACTGCAACACTAGGTTCTGCAAATGCGAAAGCGTTTGTTTATGTCGATCCTGATATTGTCTACGAGGCTCAGTCAACTGGGACTCCAACACAAGCATCAATCGGCACAACAAACACAATTTCGACAACTGCAGGTGATTCTTCAACAGGTCGATCAAAAGAAGGTGTGACAACTACAACTTCTAGTGGTATTGCGACAGTAGTAGGTTTTCCCGACAAACCATCAAATTCTATTGGACAATATGCTAGAGTGTATGTAACATTCCCAGCTTCTGTGTTCGGTAATTCATAAAGGAGTAGATAACAATGGCAATTAATAGAGCACAATTAGTGCAAGAACTAGAGCCTGGATTAAACGCTCTCTTTGGACTTGAATATAGCAGATACGAAAACGAGCATGCTGAAATTTTTGATACAGAAAATTCAGATAGAGCGTTTGAAGAAGAAGTTATGCTTTCAGGTTTCGGTGAAGCACCAGTGAAAGGCGAAGGTGCATCAGTCTCATACGACTATGCGCAAGAAACTTTCACTGCTAGGTACTCGCACGAAACTGTAGCGTTAGCTTTTGCTTTAACGGAAGAAGCTATAGAGGACAACCTTTATGATAGCCTTTCAGCTAGATACACTAAAGCGTTGGCTCGCTCAATGAGTCAAACGAAACAAGTGAAAGCTGCAAATGTTCTCAATAATGGTTTCTCATCTAGTTTTCCTGGAGGGGATGGTAAAGAGTTATTCGCTACTGACCACCCAACCTTGACAGCTGGTGATCAATCCAACGAGCCAAGCACAGCTGCTGACTTGAACGAAACTTCTCTAGAAAATGCAATGATCGATATTGCTGCATTTAAAGACGAACGTGGTTTAAAAACTAACGTTCAAGCTAGAAAACTAATCGTTCCACCAGCACTTCAGTTTGTAGCTGATAGACTGTTAAACACTCCTGGAAGAGTGTCAACTTCTGATAACGATATTAACGCTATTAGAAACATGAGCATGCTTCCAGAAGGCTATACAGTCAATCACTTCTTAACCGATACGGATGCGTTTTTTATAAAAACTGACGCACCTAACGGACTAAAACATTTTGTAAGAGCAGCAATGTCTACTGGTATGGAAGGCGACTTCGAAACTGGTAACATGCGTTACAAAGCAAGAGAAAGATATTCTTTTGGTTTTAGTGACTGGCGTGGTATTTACGGATCCCCTGGAGCGTAGATAATCGTTTAGACAAAGTAAAGGGAAGCTTCGGCTTCCCTTTCTTTTTTTCGACAATAAGTATAGAATAAATTTCTAGGTTTATTAATTTTGTTTTATCGACTGACCTAGCAGACTAGCCGAGACGATAAAACTTATTTCCAAAGGAGGAAATTATGGCAAAATCGACATTTTCAGGACCAGTTAAATCATTAGCTGGGTTTATTTCAGCAGGTAATGCAACAGTAGTTAGCTTAACAGCCGATACTTCACTTACAGTAGCAGCACACGCAGGTAAGATACTTACTTGTAATGATGCAGATGGTAAATTTACTTTACCAAGCATTGTAGCGACAGCCCCAGGAAGAGATGATGATCCTAATCAAACTAATAATTTAGGAGCAAGTTTTTTCTTCGTAGTAGAAACAGCAGCCACAGATATGGACATACTAACTGACGGAACTGATAAATTCGTTGGGGGTCTATACACAGGTGTAACTGATGCTACAGGTAAAACTTTCATATCTGGTGCATCTAACGATGTAATCACCATGAATGGAACAACTAAAGGTGGACTAGTTGGTAGTATCGTAAAAGTTACTGCAATGGCTTCTGCAAAATACGCAGTTGAAGGTATTGTTTTAGGTTCAGGAACTTTAGTAACACCATTTGCTGACGCATAAGGAGTAAATCATGGCAGACGCAGTAACCTCAACAACCATTTCTGATAACGATAGACAAGCTGTTGTACAGTTGACTAACACTTCAGATGGTACAGGTGAGTCTGCTGTCACTAAAGTTGATGTAAGTGCACTTGCTGCAAGAAGTACAGATGGTGCAACATGCACAGGATGTAAACTTGCTAAAGTGTCTTACACAACTTTTGGTATGAGTGCTAAACTTCTTTGGAATGCAAGCACAAATACAATATGTCTTGATTTAAATTCAGGATTTAGTGAACAGTTAGATTTCACAGAATTTGGTGGTCTACAGAATACTGCTGCAGCTGGTGGTAAAACTGGAGACATAAAATTAACAACAACAGGTCATGCAAGCGGTGATTCTTACGTCATTGTTTTGACAGTCATAAAAGAGTACTAGTTATGGCAACTTCTGGCACTAAGACATTTAGTTTAGACACAGCAGAAGTAATCGAAGAAGCATACGAACTAGCAGGTCTAGAGTTGCGAACAGGTTACGATGCAGCAACTGCCAGAAGATCTCTTAACATTATGTTCTCAGACTGGGCAAATAGAGGAATTAATCTATGGACAGTAGAACAGGTTTCTTTAGACTTAACTTCAGGTACATCTTCATACACATTAAATTCTTATGATGTAGATGTACTTGAAGCAGTTATTCGAGTTTTTGACAGTTCTTCAAGTACAACATTCAGTGATATATCTATAGAAAGAATAAGTCGTTCTGAATATTTAGGTATTCCTGACAAAGTGGCTACAGGCAGACCTTCTCAATATTTCGTAGAAAGAAAAGAAACACCTGTTTTAAAACTTTTTCCCACACCTGACAACGTAACAACATACAAGTTTATAAGTTACAGAGTACAGAGAATTGATGATGCTTCGGCATCAGCACAAGATCAAGAAGTGCCTAGTAGATTTATACAGTGTATGACATTAGGTTTAGCGTACCAACTTTGTTTAAAACGTAATCCTCAAAAAGCAGGTTTGTTAAAAATTGATTACGAAGAGAGTTTTAACAGAGCAGCAGATGAAGATAGAGATAGAGCAAGTATACATCTTACACCGAGGATTAGTTATTAATGGCTTATTCTAGTGGTAAAAACGCTTATGGTATCTGTGACATAAGTGGGTTTAGATATAAGCTAAACGATATGAAGAAAACATGGGATGGTCTTTTAGTTGGACCAGACATGTTTGACCCGAAACACCCACAACTTGAACGAACTAGGAAAACAGCAGACCCACAAGCACTATTAAATGCAAGACCAGATGTAAAATCTACAATTAGTTTAGGCATAGTGAAAGTACACAACCCTAAGAACAGTGCTGGTGTAAGTTCACCTATTATGAATGCTTTAACGAGCAACACAATAGGTTCAAGTTTTTCTTTACGCAATGCTACAGGGGAAATAGGGGAGGTTACAATAACACTATCATGAGTTGGACTAACGCAACAATAACAACAGCTATACAAGATTATCTTGACAGTAGCGAATCGTCTCTGGTTACCAACATACCAAACTTTATAAAAGCAACAGAAGAGAAAATATTAAAAAGTGTACAGTTAGACCTCTTTAGAAAAAATGTAACAGGTAACGCAACAGCATCTAACACATATCTGACAATGCCTACAGATTTTTTATCACCATTTAGTTTAGCATTAATAGATTCTTCTGGCAACTACAACTACCTTTTACTAAAACATGTTTCATTTATAAGAGACTATACTCCATCAGCAACAACATCAGGAACATCTAAGTATTATGCTGAGTTTGATGAAACAACATTTATACTAGCACCTGCACCTAGCACTAATTTTGAATTCGAGTTGCACTACTTCTACAGACCTACATCTTTAACAGCCACGTCAGGTACTGACACCACATGGTTGTCAACTAATGCAATCAACGCTATGCTGTATGGTTGTTTATCTGAGGCATGTATGTATTTAAAAAACTATGAAGCAATACCTCTCTACGAACAAAAACTACAAGAGTCTTTAGTTCTTCTTAAAAATTTAGGAGAGGCTAAATCAACGAGAGATCAGTACAGATACGGAGAAATAAGAAGAGAACCACAAGCATGAGTCGTATAGAAGCGTTAGAAGGTGCAAGTATAGCACTCGTTGCTATGGGAGAAAGTCAATTAGATTTCCATTTAGCTAAATCCCACAGTGTAGAGTTTGATGAAGTCTGGGGTATAAATGCTATGGCAGGGATAACTGAGTGTGATAGAGTGTTTATGATGGATCCTGCTTCTAGGTTTTTAGATTCAGATGCTGCTGGTGGTCAAACAGGAATAATGAGTAAAGTGCTACGAACACATGCTGGACCAATATACACATGTGAGTTGGATGACAGATGTCCAGGATTAGTAGAGTATCCTTTACTTGATGTTGTTGAAGCAACAAGATGTTCTTACTTTAATAATACTGTACCTTTTGCGATAGCTTTTGCTCTGTACCATAAAGTTGGTAAATTAAATCTATTTGGTTTAGATTTTACATACAAAGGTAATTTACATTTTGCTGAAGCAGGCAGATCTTGTGTAGAGTTTTGGTTAGCTAAGTGTATAGAAAATAACATGGTCGTAAGTGTTGCACCTAGATCTGGTTTGTTAGATACAGACACACCTATACAAGAAAAACTTTATGGATACCATCGTTTAGAAAACCCTCTTTTACTTTTAATTGATGAAGACGAAGATGAGTTTTTTACAATAGGTTACAAAGAGTACACAGAACAACTACAGAAAATGCAACGCTCTGAAGCAGAACTTGTTCCTGTTCTTAACACACCACCAGAAGCAAAACGATACTGATGATTGAAGATAACGCAAGTTCTAAACTAGGTTTTATAGAAGTAGTTACTCAAAACAACAGAGGACACAGTCCTGAGTTTTGGGCGGAAACATGCACTGCTAGAATATGTGGTATTTCTGAGAACGCAGAACCACACGTAAGACAACAAGCTGAAGAGTATAGACTTGCGATTTATTCGACAATACTTTATTATATCAAGGAAGCAATTAACAGTGAACGTTGTACAATGCGTAACATGTTAATTTCTCAAGGTGATAATGATTTAGCAAATATACTAAAGGAGTTAAAGTAATGGCAATTACATCAACATTAACCACTAGCTTTAAAAAAGAGTTGTTAGAAGCAACTCATAATTTTAAAGCATCTGGTGGGAATACTTTTAAGTTAGCTTTGTACACAAGTTCGGCGACTATGGGTGCTACAACAACAGCATACACAACAACGAATGAGGTTTCAGGAACTAACTACACTGCAGCTGGTGCTGCTCTAACTAACGTCGCTCCAACAAGTGGTGGAACAACAGGTTTTACAGACTTTTCTGACCTCACTTTTGGTACAGCAACAGTTACAGCAAGAGGTTGTTTAATATACAACGATTCTGCTAGTGGTGATCCATCAGTGGCTACCATAGATTTCGGTGGAGATAAAACTTCAACAGCAGGTGATTTTACAATAGTTTTTCCTGCAGCAGCAGCAAGCACAGCTATTATAAGAATAGCTTAGTATAAACTATGTCGACAGGGTGGGGTCGAGCTGGCTGGGGCGAAGGTCCATGGGGACAACCAGCATCAATACCAATAAGTTTCACCATATCTGGTGTAGCTGCAACATCTGCACTAGGAACTGTAAGTGTAGATGCAGAAGCTAATCAAACACTCTCAACCTTAGTTGCAACATCTGCACTAGGAACTGTAAGTGTAGACGCAGAAGCTAATCAAACACTCACAGGACAATCTGCTACAAGTGCTTTAGGAAGCGTAAGTACAGATGCTGCTGCGAATGTTACACCTACAGGACAAACAGGAACAACAGGTGCACCTGTAGCTGGTGTAAATGCACAAGCTATTGCTTCCATACAAGGTGCAGTCGGCACAGTTGGTTCTGTATCAGTAGATGTAGACGGAGAAGCTAATGTTCCAGTTGCAGGATTAAGTTCAACAGCTAGTGTAGGGTCAGTCACAGTACACCACAATGTTGTAGTAAATGTAAGTGGTTTAGCAGCAACTGGTGGGTTAGGCACTGTAACACCAGTAGCTAAAGCTAACGCAAGTGTTTCTGGTGTTGAAGCTACAGGCTCTGTTGGTTCTGTCACAAATATAGGAAAAGCAAATGTAACACCAACAGGTCAAGCAGGAACTAGTGCTCTCGGTACTGTTACTATTGCATTAGGTATGACAGTTCAGGTTACAGGACTAGCAGGGACTAGTGCATTAGGAACTGTAACACCAGTAGCAAAAGCTATAGTTACTATAACAGGCGTGTCAGGGACAACAGGAGAACCAACTGTGCTGGTTTGGGGACTAGTTGATGATGCACAAACATCAAACTGGGCAACAATATCAGATGCACAAACTCCTGGATGGGAAGAAGTTGCTTAACTATTCGGGAAAAACATACTATAATCAATACAGTACGGAGGAAAATAAATGGCAAGTACATACGTAAACGACCTCAGACTTAACGAGATGGCTACTGGAGATGGTAGCGGAACTTGGGGAACAACAACAAATACAAATTTAGAGCTGATTGGTGAAGCTTTAGGTTTTGGCACAGAAGCAATAACCACTAACGCAGATACGCATACATCTACAGTAGCAGATGGAGCTACAGACCCAGCTAGAGCAATGTATCTTAAATATACAGGCACATTAGATTCAGCCTGTACGATTACTATTGCACCTAACACTATGAGTAGGATGCAATTTATTGAGAACAGCACAACTGGATCACAAAACATTATAATTTCACAAGGTACTGGTGCGAACGTAACCATACCTGCTGGCGACACCAAAGCAATTTATTTAGATGGTGCTGGTTCAGGAGCAGCAGTAGTTGATGCTTTTGCTAGTCTTTCTACAGTAGACCTAAAAGTACAAGACGATTTAACAGTTACAGATGATGCCTCAGTAG